AGATGGATGTATGGATGGATGTAGGTATATACATTAACAAGGCTAGGTCGCCAAGGTTGGGTTTAGTAGGTGAGGTCGCCAAGGTTGGGGAGGGTAGTTGCTGGGGAGGGTAGTGTGAAGGTCGCCAAGATTGGAAACTAAAAATCTACTTTAGATGTGAGAGTCGCCAATCCCAACTTTATACATAAGGTCGCCAACAAAATTTAACTAAAGCATAAAATAATTTGCACATATCTTAAAAAGCTGTATAATAGACTCATCGTTAGGTAGTCACCTAGCGATTAAATTAACAATCTAATTAGAGGACTCTATCATGTCAGACGTACAAGCAAAAGAACAAACAGTAGTAACCATGGAAGATGGTCAAGTTAAAAACTTCGGTGTATCTGGTCGTTTACTATCTAGCGAACGTATTACAGAAACTGGCGTTGAAGTTGTTTTCCATATCGTTGACGGTACTCAAGTTACTTATTCACATGATGTAGAAGGTTTAGACGACTTTACTGCACAAGCCTTAGCTTTCGGTTTCTCTACTAAAGTAAAAGCATCTACTGCTGGTGTTAAAGTAGAAGATATTAAGTCAGTAATTGAAGGTAAACTAGCTGAATTTGAAGCTGGTGTATGGGCTACTCGCGGCAGTAACGGTGAAAGCTTAACCCCATTAACTCAACTACAAACTGCCTATGCTAATGCAAATGGTATTGATGTTGTAGGTAGTGAAGGTATTGCTAAAGTAAATGCTATCTTTGCCGCATTAACTAAAGAAGCTAAACAAGCTTTGTATGGTGAGAAAGCAATTAAGATTGAAATTGCTAAGTTGAAACTAGCTGCTGCTGAAGCTATGTAATATACTGGTAACAGTATCTAAAGAAGAGGGCGGCTAACTACCGCCCTTTTTATTGTCTGTAAGTTATTTAAAAATCTTACCTAAGAAATTAAATAGTAAAGAGTTTAAACCGTCTACCTCTCCCCTACTTATAATAATTACTCCACCAAATAGCACTACGAAAGGAATTATTACTACGCATAGTAATAGTTCCAGCAAGTATTGAAAGCGTTTTAAATAAATCATTTAGATTCCTCGATATGTAAGTAAAGACCAAGTCCTATACCTTGAGTTGTTACCCTAACAATATATAAATCAGTAAACCAAGACTCTAATAGAACTAATAGTTCATTAATGTCCTCCTCAAAATGTAAAATACACTTTTGCTCTCTTATGGAAAATAGATACTTACCTTCTACTTCTTCCAACTCACAGAGAATACAAAACTCTTTAAACTTTAAATTTATGTAAGCTAGTTCAGAGAACGAATCTCTTTTAGATTCTTGGTCTATAAACTTAACTTCTTTAGTTATTTTAGAGAATAGTATAATCATTTCTCACCTCTAGGTAATGCAGTCAAATTCTGTAAAGTAGCAAATAGTTTATTCTCTAAATCAAGTAAAGCATCACTTACATTCTCAAAATAGCTACCTCTTACTTTAAACTCTACCCCATCTTGAGGAGTAAATAGTTCTATATAAGCGTACCATACTAATGTCCCCATATAAATAGACTTATGATAACTAAGAGTTATCTCACCATACCTCTCTAATTCCTTTAACCTATCTTCCATTGTCATTTCTCACCTACCTTATATAATTGTCTACCTTTAGCATAAGTATCAGCTATAGTAGCTCTAGCTTCTTGTTGTGATAAGGCTAAAGGGTCTTTCTTATCCTGTCCGATAATAAAACCCTTCATCCAGTTACTTTTCTTTCTTTTCTTAGTTGCTTTACTCATGCTTTGTAAAGCTAAGTAAGGCTTCTAAGTGTAGTTCTGCGGCTTCTCTGGTTTTATGTAGAAAACCTAGTTTAAACCATCTATTTTCTGTTGAGCTATCAGAAAAGAAATAACTTTCTATAGTATTATTTGTTAAAAATGTAATATAGAATTTATCCCCTAAACTTGGTTTAACCCTCATAGGTTCAGGAACTTCATAACCATTGATAGTAATAGTTCTAGGTTTAATTTTCCAGTCAAATAAGCAGATAGTTTCCTGTTCCTCCGACTCTTGGTCAAGTATATTAGTTCCATTAAATCTTATAGTTATTCCGCTATCAGCTACATCAACTAAAGTTTCTCCGGCTAGTAGTGCTTCTAATACTTCTCTATGATTTAGCATTTTATTCTCCTCTTAGGAATTGTTTAATTTCTTCATTAGTTAGTGGTGTGGCATAGAACCACTCATTAAATAAATAGTCCATATAATTACCATCAATACTAAGGTCTCTAATAACAGCTAGACTACTATTAGAGCTATTTGGATGTTCAATAGTATTATGTACCCAACATAATACACCATGACTAGGTATGTTCTCATACCATTCAAGTGGTTCTGCTTCTGCTTCAATGCACCAATTAAGTGATTCAAAAACATCATCATCTAATAGTTTAAAGTAAGTATGCAGACCAATCCAGTCACAACTTTCTAGTCTAGGAACTAATCCAATCTTTTTACCTTCAGTTAATGCCTGAAATACTTCTTGTCTTGTTAAACTCATAATATCCTCTTTAGGTTTATTGAAACATTCTTTAGCTAAATGACTAGGGCAGTCATAACTTAGAGGCTCCCACCCTTGTAGTACTTCTGTCAAACTCATAACACTCTCCTAATAAAAACAAAGTTTCTCACTTCTAATTAATCTACTGCCATTAATGAACATTGCCAATGGCCTGTGTAACTACAGTTACCGAAGTAAGGAGGGCTTACTTCTGGAGCCCACCATTCATTTACTCTTTCAACTGGCAATTCAATATAACCGTAAATTGACCCATCTTTATCAGTAGCTATGTACTTTATTTCTTCATCTACATAGAAATCTATACCAAAATAATTTACTTTTTTATAGTTATTACTGAAGTTATTAATCTTTTCTAGTAAAAACATAATTTCTCACTCCTAATCATGCTGTGTTTAGTTTTCCATCTCTTACCCATAGTACATTCATTAAAGAAATATCTACCAGTTATCATAGGTTTCTTTAACTCTTTAACTGCAATAGGTTTAAGACCTTCCAAGAGCTTTCTATTTACTCTAGTATTCTTTCCATCCCACATCCAAGAGTAGGACTTCTTTACCTTCATACTTTTGCAAATAGAAAACCCTTCTTGACTAGCTCTTTCAATAGCTACATCAGCTACTAAAGCCTTGGTATAGTTACTCTGATTTAGAGCTTCCATATACATTATTAACGATAAACAGGCTATAGAACCCATGTTATTCTCCTATATTTACCACTTCCTTGTGGTTATAACCCAGTTCCCTAGATAGGTCAAGTTATTAATTACTAGCAGTCTTATCCCATAGGTCGGTTAGTACTTCTAGGTTGTCAAAAATATCATAGACATTAGAAGGTAAAGTTAATTGGTATTTGGCTCTAGTCATAGCTACATAGAGCAGATTCAAGGTTTGATTATCTTTCAGCAGTTTAACTAGGTCATCAATACCACCTTCCTCTGTTTCCCGTAACATATCCATATCTAAAGTAACTGAGTCATATTCCAAGCCCTTACTTTTATGGGCTGTAACAATAGTAAACTTACCCTCAGCAGGTGTTTCAGCAAGTACACCTTTAATAGCAACTATATTACCATGAGTACCTCTACCTTGTGACATTTTAAAAGATAACATAGCTAGTCGTTTTAGGTCTGGGTTACGTTCTGCTTCTGTAGCAAAGTCACCTATAGTGTTAAACCTACGCAATTCAGCATTAGGGAATTTAGGCTTTGACCCACTACCTAGAGCAGATAAATGGTAAAGTTTAGACCATAAATCCTGTAAATCAGCTACTACATGGACTTTATAGTTCTCTTGAACTGCCGCAAGTAGATAATCAATAATAGAAGCATTAGTTCTAACAATAATAGCACTTGTTTTAACTGGTTTAACCTCAGCCTTACCTATGATTGGTCTATCATTACCAGCAATAGAAGTAAGTTTAGTAGCTAACTCAGCTATCTCTGGAGTAAATCTGAAACTTTCAGTCAAATACAAGCGTTTAAAAGTATCTGGAATACTATCAAAAGCATTAACCGCACCACGCCACTCATAAATAGACTGGTAACTGTCACCTACCATAATTAACTGACTGCTATTCTGATTATAGAATATATCTAAGGTAACTGGGTTAGAATCCTGTGCCTCATCTAAGTAGATAACTTCGTAGTCTTCCAGATTAGGATTAGATAACTGATACATTTTCAAGTAAACATCATGGGTCATGTTTACAGTACTTGTCTTAGTTGTAACTGCCGCCCAAGCTTGAAGAACTAAGGGTAAATAATAATCATAACTAGCTCTATCATGTTCTAGGAAAGCATAGGTAAACTCTCCTAGAGCTAAACTATCCGATTGACAGAAAGCTTTTATAATATCCAGAACTTTAAATATAGTTTCTAGTTGTTTGTCTTCGGTTAAATAATCTAACTGCTCACCATATAGCTCTACAAACTGTTTAGTATCAAAGAAACCAGATACCTTCTTGTACATTTTCTCTGGTGCAATAATAGTAGCATAAGCTAGTGAATGTAAAGTCCTACACTCTACCCAAGAAGGGAACTTAGTCTTAGCTTCTTCTGCTATTGACTTGTTAAAGGCTATATATAGTGATTTACGTTGTAGTTTATCTGCTATAAGTGTGCAAGTAGTTGTCTTAGCCGCACCAGCAAAGGCCGAGATAGCTAGGTTACTACCTTTACTAGCTTCTAATACGATTTGTTCTTGCTCTAAAGTAGGTTTAATTGCCATTGTTGCTCTCCAAATAAAGTTTATGTAGTCTATTAATTTCGTTTAAGATGCTTTGGTAGCCGTTATATCTTTTAGGTTTTTTACCTAAATTATGTTCTACAACATCCATCTTAGCTGTGGTTGCCCAAATATCTATTTTAAAGTCTGGATATCTGCAATAACAATGATAGATACAAGTACTATTAACAGTAAATCCAAGTCCTGTTAGATAGTCAAAGAACATATTGGTACGTTCAGCTTTATCTGCTTTATTAATATCTGCTATCTTCATAAATACCTACAATTCTATATAACTGTTTTCTAAAGTAATTTCGATAAACTTAGCTAAGTCTTTATGCTTAGTAGTGGTTTTACTGGTTTGAACAACCTGTTCAATGTATTCATCCCTAAAGTATATCTGTTCTCTAAGTCTTTCTTCTATTCTATCGAAAGCCTTTACCTCTTTCTCTAGTTCAATAATCTTAAAAGCCGCTTCTTCAAGTAGTTTTCTAACTGGTTCTGGTAAGTCAACGTACTTAACAATCTCTTCTAAAGAGTAGTTTGATGGAATGTTCATATTATTTCCGTAGGTTAGTAACTAACATAAAATCCCAGACAGTATCTAAGATAAGTTTCAAATCTTCGTTAACTTGTTTAGCTTTATCAGAGTTTTTAATAATATCTGTTACACCTGCTTTAGTAATTTGATGTCCTCCATATTGATATACTTCAGCTACTTTCTTTAGAGCATAGGCTTGGGTAAACAAATCTCTAATAACCCACCAATCCCCGTAGGTAAAGTTACATTCTGTAAATACATCATTAACGGATTTACCATCCTTTAGATAAGAATCAAAATGAAAGTGACAGTTATCGTTGCCTACATAGCCCAAAGCCCAGTACCAATTACAATCCCACTTATGTTTGGTAACGTACATTCTTTCATTATCTTGAGTACCTAAGTAAATTTTAGTAGTCATTGTTATATCCTCTTAGTTATAGTCGTTTAAGTTATCAAAGTGTTCCCAACAAGCTGAATCCATTATATCTATCTGTTCTTTAGTTAATAACTTATCTAAAGCTTTAATTTGTTTCTCATTCAAACTAACAATAGAACCATCTATAAAAGTTACTTCAGCAACTAAGGTATCACCACCTTCTAAGTCTGGAAACTCTGCTGGATAGTTAAAAGTAGCTGGCTGATAACTACCTACTATCTCGAACTCGAACTCTACATATAGCTCTATAGCTTCTAATGGAATACAAAGTAACTGTTGTACTTTGTTGTCCTCTAGTTCAAATACTACTGATGTTTTCATATCTATACCTTATATAGTAGTTTACGGGAAATTGAAACGGCAAAAATATTGCTTTGTTTCTGTTTTCGGATTTTACAGGATATTATAAAATTTTACAATCGTTTATTTATACTTATTTATAATGCGAAATTTAAGCTTCCAGATGTTTAAAATTTTATTATGGAACCATAGCTTTTATTTAAATTTAACGCTTGCAATCGTTTCACAATAGATTATAATGACCGCTCAATTGCTGGAAACGGCAAGCGCTAACGGCCAGTAATTGGCTTACTTAAACTTAGTTACCAGAGGTAATACTATGATTACATTAACAACTGAAAGATACAGCCTAGGTGAACTAGGTTACGAACTAGAATCTACTAAAGTTTCTGAAGTTACAGAAAAACACTACCTTAATTATGTTAATAGTAGTAGTTTCTTTGATAACCTATTCGGTGCGTCAGATACCGTAGTTATTGAGGATGATGTTACAGTTATAACATCTATTAGTCCTGATAAGTCGATTAAAGTAGTTAGAACATTTGAGGTGTAATATGACTGAATACAATACATTCTACCTAAATAACACAGGTTCTCGTTGGGTACATATAGACCGATTTGGTAACAAAGATAAGATTACCTTAGAAACTAAGTCAGGTAAATTAGTTACACGAACTTGCCAGTTCTATGAACAAGTTGGTAACTTTGCTACTATACAAATTACCTATAAAGGTAAACGTATGATGGTTTTCGCAGATACAGTATTGGAGGATTAAAATGTTTCCAGCAACAACAAGTAACGCCATAACTTACAAGTTCTTTTGTACTCTAGGTGGGTTGAACAACCCTAAAGTAGGTAAAGTACTACATAACAACGGCAAGTATATCTACTTTACCTACCACTTACTAACGGTGAGATAATGAACCTACAACAACTTATAGACTCAAGGCAGTCTCTAAACGACTTACAATATCAATCTCTACTAGATATGTTAGCTTATAGACAAGGTAATGCTGTTAGAGAAGCTATTAAAGCTTCCTTACGATGCAAGTTCTATACTATATTTGACCAGTTACCTCTTAGTAAAAAGATTATAGTTAGGGATGACCATTTAGAACTTACTACTAGAAACGCAAAACAAGAAGTTAAGTTATTAAGAGAGCTGGTTATAGCAACAGGTGAGCTATGAATATATTTTACTTAGATAGGGATATTAAACTCTGCGCTCAGTACCATACAGATAAACATGTTATAAAGATGATACTAGAGTCTGCTCAGTTACTATGCACAGCAGTTAATGTCAAAGCTGGTAAACAAGTTAGTCCTTACAAGACTACTCATGTTAATCATCCTTGTAGTATCTGGGCTAGGCAAAGCTTAACTAACGCTACTTGGTTATATCAGTTAATGATAGAACTAGATAGAGAATACTACCACAGATATGGTAAGCACCACCTGTCGGTAGAGAAACTACAGGATGCAGATATTCTAGGTTTAATGTTCACATACATACCTGTAGGTGAATTTACAGAACTACCATTAGCTATGCCTGATGAATATAAGGTAGCTGACAAAGTAGAGAGTTATAGAAACTATTACAGAAACGCTAAACAACATTTACATAATTGGACAAACAGAGGTATACCAACATGGCTATAGAATTAGAGGAAGGTAAACAATATATTACTAGAGACGGAAGTGAGTATACAGCACCTTTAGAACAACTAACAGACGGCTTCAGAGAGTTTGCGTACACAGCTACTACTTATAAGATGGGTACTAATATATCTACAGCCACTAGAACGTGGACTTATGGTGGCTCTTGGGTAGGTATCATAGAAAATGACCTAGACCTAGTTGCAGAATATAACCCAGAGGAGATTAAAATGATAGGTAAAGTAATAGTTAATATAGAAGCAGGTAAAACTTACAGAACTAGAGAAGGTAAAGAAGTTACTTTAGAATCTTGGGATGAGTATACTTTAACAGGTACAAATGGTTTTCTATATGGTAAGTCTTTAACTGGTAGTGTTTATAGCTCTGAACATTCTGAATTTGATATTGTAGAAGAGATAGTGAAAGAACCAGTAACTACTTTTACCACTCAGCAGGAGATTTATAAGCATTTAGCTAATGGTGGTTATGTTAGTTGTGCTGGTGGTGAATATATATATGGATTTACAGAAGAAGGTGAATTAAGTACTTTTGATAGATATGGCGGAGTTCTGGAACAAGAAGGACTACCTTACTTTAACTATCCTTTCGGCTGGCAAGTAGCTACTATAGAACCTAAACCAGTTCCTAGATGGGAAGATGCTCTTAAAGATAAGAAGATACTATGTTGGGTAGGTGACAATGAAAATAGACTAGATATTCTAGCATTTGTAATGTCTTTTACTGAGCGGCATACTTACCCATACCTAGTAGAGAGTGATGATGGTGATGTATACGCCTTTGCCGTACCGCTTACACTAGAAGAAGTAACTAACTATATCTATGAATGTGAATGATAACTCTTAACCAAGACCAACTAAGAGCCAAAGAGTTCTTTAGGAACTGGTGGGATAGTGACAAAAGGTTCGCAATACTTGAAGGTTGTGCTGGTACAGGTAAAACTACTATAGTAAAAGACCTAGTAGCAGAGCTAAAGAATTGCGACCCTTTATTTACTTCACCTACCAATGAGGCTTGCAGACAGTTAGAGCTAGTATTACCAGTAGGTAGTTTAATTAGAACTACCTACTCAGCTCTAGGATTTCACTTTAAAACAGACGAGGAGGAAGCTAAACTAGCTCAAAGAGCTGAAACACCTATTATCAATGATATTAACCTACTTATAGTAGACGAGTGTTCAATGGTAGGGCAAGAACTCTTAGACGCTATACTAGAAGCTGGTAAGAAGACATTATTTATAGGTCATAGGTCACAGTTACCAGAGGTAGTAGTTAATCTAAAGTCTGATGATGACTGTGAGAGTGTAGTATTTAAACAGTCTTATCCGATATATACTTTAACTACTCCAGAAAGGAATAAAGGAGAACTATTTGAGTTTATAAGTAAGTTAGAAAATTGCATCTATAAGAAACCTAGAATAGTTGGTAAACAGTATGACATAAGTTTACAAACTTTAATGGATTATATGGACTCTACAGAAGGTAGACATGACTTTCTTTATGAACGTAGTAAGTATATCTGCTGGACTAATCGTGAAGCCGATGTAATGAATAACTACATTAGAAAGTGTATCTTTAACACAGCTTTACCTGAGCCGTTCTATCCTAAAGATAAGGTAATTATGACCAGTCCTTGTGTGTTTGTAGAGCCATTAGTAGGTATTACTAAGGGTAGATTAGATAAACTATCCGGCTCAGCCGCAGTAGTACAGTTTTCTGCTAATACTAAGGCTATTGTTAGAAAGGTAGGGTTAGCTACAGTTCTAGGCGTACCTTGTTTTGAACTTGAAGTAGAAGTAGATAGTAAAACCAGACCACTGCTCTATGTTGCTATAGATAAGAGCAAGTTAAAAACTCTAGCTAGTAGGTTAAAATATGAGTGCTGGAATAAACAAACTACTAAAGCCAGAGAAAAGGCATTTAGAAACTACCACTTTGCTATGAGTATGTTTGCTAATGTGAAACATAGTTATGCTATTACTGCTCATAGAAGTCAAGGTATGACTATACCTAGAGTATATGTATCTTGGAAGGATATAAAGAAGTGTGATAATACTGTTCTTAGGCATAAAATTTTATACGTTGGATGCTCAAGAGCTAAAGAACATTTATCAATTATTAGTTAGGGGATTTAAATGAATACAGTAGATGAAAGACAGTTTAATGAGTTTGTAGCTGATTTTGTTAGAACTTCTACAGGAGATGTACTAATTTCTGCTATATTACATGGGTTAGAGGTTAGTAAAAGTCCGGCAGAAGAGTTTGAGACTACCGCTGATGCAGTAGGATATACTATTTATAATATGTTTAAACTTATTGTAGAAGGAAATTATCCTAATGAGTGAAGTAGAAACTACTGAGGTTATACATTCTCTACCCGAAGAAGAACTAGCTCTACTAGACCAAAAGTACCAAGAGTTAAAGCATAAAGTAACTACAGAAAGTTATGAAATGACTCTTGAAGACCAGAAGCTAGTAGTAGATTGGGTTAGAGCTAATAGAGAAACTAAATTCATACTTAATGCTAAAACAGTAAAGGAGAAGAAAGAGAAAGTAGTTAAAGTTAAGAAACCTAAGAAGTTGACACAAAAGGCGTTAGGCTTACTGTTGATGAGAGAGTTAGCAGGTGAGTTACTAACAGATGATGAAAAGAGAAATAAAGAATTTACTCTAACAGGAGAAATTATATGAAAGAAAGAGATATTTTAGATAGAGCTAATAAAGTTGTTGTTGCCGTTAGTTATGGGGTTAGTTTCTACAGAGCCTGCCAATGGTTTGGTATTTCGGTTACTAGATTTAGAAGATTTAAAAACGGAGATATGAGGGGTGTTAGGTTCAGGGGAAGACTATGTGAGGTAGGGTATACAGAGAGTGGTCGTATGTATTTTAAACCTAGTAACTAGGAGTAACTATGTCAGTACAAACACTATTCCCGTTAGTCCTATCTAACACAGATTTAAGTAGTTGGTCAAGTTGCCAGTTGAAATGGTACCGTGAACGGTGTCAAAGTTGGCGAAAACCTAGTTTTAACAATGACTTAGCCGCCGGGGGAAGTTTCGCGAAAGGCCTTGAAACGGTTCGAAAAGCGTACTATAATGACAAGCTTTCAGCTGTTGAGGCGATTGATTTGGGCTATTATACTGTAATCGAGAGCCTACACGAGGAAATGGCAAAATCAAACACCAGTACAGAAACTTTAAAAAGTCCTGAACGTATGGGATTAGCCTTGAAAGAGTATTTTCGTTACTTCCCGCTAGATAATGAAGAAGTTATTCCAGCACAGTTAGAAGATGGTACTTATGCTATTGAACATAAGTTTACAGTTGAGTTACCTATCTTACACCCAGAATTAGGAGTTCCACTTATCTTTAAAGGCAAACTAGATATGCTTGCACAAAGTATGGGTAGAATTTATATTGAGGATGAGAAAACTACCAAAGCAATTAAGTCTAACGAAGCTGACTTACTAGCTACAGCAGGACAGTTCATCGGTTATGCTTGGTTAGCTAGGGAAAAAGGTATCATTACAGTAGGCGCTAAAGTTAGAAAGATAGCTATTCAAATTAAAGAGATTAAATGTGAAGAGATTGAGATACCTATCACGGATTATATGATTAACCTATGGTATGAATCTATGCTTAGTAAGGTAACTGAAATGGTAGAGAAATATAAGTCTACTATGGGGGATAATAACTTTAAGTCCCATTTCGTACCTGATTTTCAGCATGGTTGTACTTCTTTCTTTAGACCTTGTTCTTTCCAAGATGGTTGTAAGTCTAAGTACGGTGAGAACTTTATCTCTAGTAATTATCAACAATTAGTTTGGGATAGTGAAAGTAGAAAGGAAATTCCTTTAACTGAATATAGAACCCTTTTAGGTTTAGAAAATGATTAAAACAAATATACTATTATATGGTGAAGGTGGTTCTGGTAAGTCCAGCTCAGTAGCTACTGTCTTTAAACTGTTAGATAAAAATCCTAACTTGAAAGTAAGATACCTGATGACAGAAGCGAACGCAATGGCAGGTATGGAAGACGGTATTAAACGTCTAGGTATTACTCTAAAGAAAGGTCAGTTACACTATATGGTTTGTAGACCTACTTATAATCCTAAGTACACTTCAGCCGCAGTAGTTAAAGACTTTAAAGAGAACTTCCTTAACCTATCTGAAGCTGATGCTTTGAAAGTTAAGATAGGTGCTGGAGACCGTTCTAAACATAATGAATTTATCTCTATCTTAGAAGGTTTAGCAGTATTTAAAGGTACAGACTATGTTACTAAAGAAGTTGATAACTTAGGTGACTATCTACAATGGGATGAGGATACTATCCTTGTAGTAGACAGTTTAACAGCCTGTGTCGATTATCTAGTTTCAACTGTTAAAGGTAGTCGTTCTGCAACTACTCAGAAAGATTATGGTGATGTACAGAATAATCTAATGGCTAAGATTATTGTACCATTAACTGAACAATGTAGATGTTCTATCATCATGCTAGGTCATCCTGTTATTGGGGAAGACCAGACAGTTAAACAGCCTAAAGATGAAGAGTTGAAAGTTACTAAACTATATCCTAAGACTTTTGGGCAAGCTTTGAATAATACTATCGTATCTAAGTTCTCTGAAGTCATCTATTCTTATGTAGATAGACAAGATAACTTCTGGTTCGCTGGTAAGAAAGAGGGTGTAGCAACTAGCCCTAGACGATTCCCTAGACAAGATAAGTTGAAGCCAGACTTCTCAGCATATCCAGTCTTTACAGATTAAAGGTCGAAGTGCTTAGACCACTAAATAGCACAATTACATTATCTATTATTTATTATTTATTACTAAAGGAAATACTATTATGGCACGTTTTGATTTAGACCTATCTTCAATGTCTACAGAAAGAAAAGTAATGCAAGCTGGTCAATACCCTGCTTCTATCATTAAGTCTGATGTAAAGACTGGCGATACTAAAGATGGTGAAGGTAAATGGATGAGTATCCAAACTGTTTATGTAGTAAAAGATGAAGATGTTATTAAAGACTTAGGTGTAGATGAACCTAAAGTATACGGTAACTTCTTTATCCGCTTTGATAAAGACACAGGTTTGTTGTCTAATGATAACCCACAGTTAGCACAGTTAGGTCAAGCTTGTGGTATTGATACTACAGATGAGTTGTATCAAGAAGGTATTGAAGACTCTATGAATGACTTTGAAGCTTATACTGTTATGTTTACTAACATTGCAAATAGTCTACCTGGCTATGATGTTCTAGTTAATGTAACTCGTAGAGCGCAAGGTGATGCTATTAGAGCTGAAGTATCTAAAGTAGCTAAATTAGAAGCTTAATTGGCTTCAACTGTTAGTTTTAGCGTTTATGATTGCTCCGCTAGACTAACCCAGTATCAGTAAGCTGGCAGTATAGGTAGTTCTGTTAAACTCCTAGAGTACAGGTAGTGTTTACTAGGTGATGTGACCTCTCCGACATTAGGCTGTACTTACGGGCGAAAGCCGCTGGATAACGTAACCAGCAACTAACTTATAGAGGACAACTATATGCACAGACCCAAACACCCATCACCTAAACCAGTCATGGTTATAGTTGATTATCCGATACAAAATGAAGTAGAAAGAGATTTTGCTTGGTCAGGTGCAAGTCACCTATCATTACTATCTGACCTAGCTAAAGCAGGAATACCACAAAGGTTTATCCATACTACCTATCTTAGCTATGAAAGACCAGATAAAGATAGCTATGACTGGGCTACTGATTTCTGCAAGAAGAAAGGTTTAGAAACTAAGCCTCATTATTTACAGCTAGAGCATCAGAAAGACCTATATGTTTCACCAGAACTAATGTTAGAGTTTCAGATGTTAGTTAATGAAATTGCTAAAGTAGAGCCTAAGTTAATTATTGTAGCTGGTAAGTGGAGTTTATTCTTCCTATCTGGTAAAGTAAGTTATACGGCTACACAAGGTTCAGGCAAATCGCAGAAACCTTTAGGTGGTTTATCTAAATATAGGGCTTCTTTAGAAACATCTTGGGAAGGTTTTAAACTGCCAGAGCATATCTTATTTCCAGTATTACCACCAGTAACTAAACAGCGTAGTCCAGATAAAATACCAGTAATGCAATGGGATTGTTTAAAAGCTGGTGATTTGTTTAAAGGGCTTGTTGAAGAAGGTAAAACAGTTGCCAGTTACTTAGAACCAAAACAAGAATTTATTCTAGGAACAGAACTTGAAACTGTTACTGGTTTTATGACCGAGCTATTAACAGAATTAGATAAAGATAACTTGCTAGTATCAGTTGATATTGAAACTCGTTATAGTTCCACAATAGATTGTATTGGGATTGCTTACCAGAACAATAGAGGTATCTGTATTCCGTTCTCTACTTTAGATAATCCTAACTTCTGGACTGCTGAAGAAGAATATAAGGTATTTGAGTTGCTCTTAAAAGTCCTAGCACATGAGAACATACAAGTAACAGGGCAGAACTATGCTTATGATGCTCAGTTTATATGGAAGTTCTGGCTTACTAAAACAGAAGCTTTTACTGATACTATGATATTACACCATGTACTTTACAATAATATGGAAAAGAACTTAGCGTTTCTAGCTAGTGTTTACTGTGATAACTATCAATACTGGAAGGACGACCAACAACATGGCTAACTACACTGAACAAGATGTTACACGTTGGAGATATAATGTAAAAGATATTCTCTACACTAGAGAGACAGCTGAAGTTCTGCAAGGTGTTCTAAAGTCCCAGAACCCTAAACTACAAGAGTTCTATGGGTTTCAGCAATATGAACTAGCTCCTGCTCTTACTAGAGTTATGAACCGTGGTATTAGAATTGACCTAGAGAAGAAAGAAGAACTATTTAACCAATTATCCCAGATATTAACTTCTGTAGAAGCTAATTTAGACTATATCATAGGCGAGAAGTTTAATCCTAAGTCTACACCACAGATTAAAGCTGTATTTACTGAACTTTTAGGTATTAAGCCTAAGATTAATAGAAAGACTGGTAAAGAAAGCTTTGGTTCAGAGCATATGCTTGACTACTTAGCTGAATATCCTATCTATGCTCCGCTGATAAAACTATTACTAGAGTATAGAAGTATCGGTATCTTTGTAAGAACCTTCTTATCTGCTAAAGTAGACGAAGATGGTAGGATGAGAACCAGTTATAATGTTGCTGGTACTAAGACATATCGTTTAGCAAGTAGAAAGAACGCTTTTGGTAACGGTATGAACCTGCAAAACGTACCTAAAGAGGGTAAAATAGATTTAAAGTACTCTCTAGCTTCTGTAGACCCTACTGACGATAATGAAGATACTCTTGAGGTAGCTATAGATGATGAAACTACAGGTATTACAGAGTTACCTAATTGTAAAAGACTCTTTATACCTGATGATGGTTATGTCTTCTTTGATATTGACTATAGTGGTGCAGATGCTAGGGTAGTTGCTTTTGATAGTGATTGTAAATTCCTTATTAGTATCTTTAATGACGATAAACTAGACCTTTATGCTACTATTGCTAGTGAGTACTACGGCAGAACTATAACTAAGAAAGATAAAGAAAGACAAATCTTTAAAGCTATTTGTCATGGTACTAACTATTTGGGTAAAGCCCCTACTCTGGCAGGTAAAGCCGGACTATTAGTACATGAAGTAGATAAAGTGCAGAAGTTTTACTTCTCAGCCTGCCCAGAGGTTAAGCAATGGCAGTTAAGACATATAGCTAATATGGAGAAGTTTGGGTTTGTTGAGAATGTATTTGGTGCTAGAGGATACTTCCTAGACCGTTCTGATAACATGATTAACAATAAAGCAATTGCTTGGGTTCCTCAAAGTACCATCGGTATTCTAGTTAATAAAGGACTGGTTAATATAGATAAGAAAGAGAATCCTAAGAATGTACAGGTACTAATGCAGACACATGACTCATTGAGTGGGCAGTATCTAAAGTCTGATTTAACCGCACCTGAAAAAATTACTAAACATATGGAGATTGAACTACAATATAATAAGAAACTAATTATTCCCGCTGGTATAGCTATTTCAGATAAATCGTATGGAGATTGTAAATGATAGAAGTAACTGTTACATTTAAAGAGTTAGAAAAGATGCACAACCCAGAGTTATATATTCAGAGTAAGTTAAGAAATGCAGGTATTCCTTTAACTGGTTTGTTCTCGATTAGTAATTTAGTTGCGTTGGGTAAGTTATCTAAAGAACAACATACAGAACAAGGTTTAATCGTCTATAAATGGGATTCAAAATGAATAAAATACAAGTTAAATTGGTAAATTATATGGTAAGTTTACCTGAAAGAGCTACTGATGGTAGTGCAGGCTTTGACCTACTAGCTGCTATAGATGAGACCTTAGTACTACAGCCCGGAGAAAGTAAACTAATTCCAACAGGATTAGCTATTTTTATTAAAGACCCTTCAATAGTAGGTTTAATCCTACCTAGAAGTAAACGTGGCCATAAAGATGGGCTAGTAGTAGGTAACTTAACCGGAGTTATTGACTCAGACTATCAAGGACAATGGTTTGTATCTGCTTGGAATAGAAACAGTAATAAAACAGTAACTATTGAACCTTACTCAGCAATTGCACAGACTGTATTCTTACAGTTAGCAAATGTAAACTTTGAAGAGGTATTGGAGTTCCCAGAAACTACAGAAAGAAGTGATGGAGGCATTAGTAAAGATGTTGATACCGGAAGCTAAAACTTTATATACAGTAGTTGAAATGGCTCAGGCTCTAAAGTTATCTGAATCTAGGATTAGAGCATATCTAGGTAAAGAAGGCGCACCTAGAGCTGTAAGGCAAGGTGAATGGTATGGTGGAGGTAGAACCGCTAACTTGTATAACTTTCAGGAGTTTAAGGAATTCTATCAAGAGTCCAATAGAACTAAAGGTAAAGTGGATAAGCCTAAAGTTACTTTTGACAACCAATTAGCTAATAGTTTCTTAGGGGGTAGGCGATGACTAAAGCTAGAGTAGGTTATGCCATTTACTGGATAATTTATTTTGCCGCCATGGGGCATTTATACCAGTATATGGAAGAGAAGATACCTAACTATATCAAAGAAGAGGTAGTTAAACGTGGTAATTAACTTTAGCTGTACTAAGTGTGGAAGCACTGTGTTTAGGATATATGTATCTAGGAATCTAGCAGAATGTCACCAATGTTTGGCTAGGTATGAGTTAGATAAGATACATGAAATTAAAATAGAGCATCAGAGGTAGTTATGTGGGTATTGGAATTATTTGTACATTTAGTGCTGGAGCTGGTAATAGGTCTAACTATAGGTGCTATAGTAGGCTTAACATATGTTTTTATAGCGGAGTATATACATGACAGACATTAAACAAACATTAAATGAACGTGGTAAAAGATATGGCTCTTTCAAAGGTCATGCAGAAGTATCACAAAGACTAAAAGTAGTAGTACAGGAAGAATTGGAAACTAGAGAGAAGTTTCTATCACCAGTACAACAAGAAGCTGTAGATATGATTCTACATAAGTTAGCAAGGATTGTAAATGGTGATTCTAACTACATCGACAGCTGGAGAGACATCGTACGATACACTCAACTTGTTGTTGATGAGTTACTGGCAACAGATGGCTCTACTGATGTTAAGACTTTGCCTTTAGAAGTAATTGATGGTCAGTTAGTAGTTAAAGGTTCTAAGCTATTACCTGAAGCTACAGTAGCTCAGGAAGAATATGTTATTAACTTTGGTGATAGAGGTGATAGGGATGGATATAAGCGTACTTAGAGAAGCAGGTTATAATGAAGCTCTACTAGGTATGAGTCTATCTTTCTATGACCATCAGATACCTTTAGAGGAGTTCTGGAATGAAGATAGATTTACTAGAGCTGTTGCTAGAGCTAATTCACTAGCTCATAAAGATGGTGGACATAATAAGTTCAGCGAAAGCATTGTAGTCTGGATATATATCAAAGCTACACGGGGTTTCTGGCAAGAGTTTGATACTTACAGAGCTGGGGTTACTAAGCAATCTGCCAGTACCATGCATACTTTGTCCAAAAGACCTGTAACAATAGATGACTTTGAGGTAGGTACATCACCTTTAGTTATAAATGCCTTTAACTACTGCCTTGAAGAGTTTAAAAACCCTGAAAGTGAGTATTATAAAGATATAACTAGATTGAAGGAGAACTTACCAGAAGGCTGGTTACAGGAACGAGTAGTCTGTACTAACTATAAAGTGCTAAGACATATCTATAATCAGCGATATAACCATAGATATAAGCATTGGAGGACTTTCTGTCAGTACTTACTAGATAACCTACAGTTTCCTGAGTTTATAGTAGATGAAACTAAACTGGCCTGAGTTAAAGTTTCCAGCAATTAACCTATTAACCTACCCTAGAGGTAATAACATGGCCTTACCGATACAGAAAGTACTACATCTATCAGAAGCTAAAAAGAAAAAATCTTTCCAGTTTAACAGTAATTATGCAATTTTAGAGAAGCTAGATGGCTGGTATGTGTATTTAGATTGTATAGAAGGTATTTGGGGTGAACTATGTTCATCAGCAGGTAGAGAGATACCTTCATTAACCTATTTATCTAAGAAGTTTAAAAGGTTATCTACTCCTAGCAGGAATTTAAGGTTTATCTTTGAAGCTACTATCCCAGGTATGTTATTCCATGAAACTAATGGGATACTGAATAGAAAGTATGAAGATGCAGAAGGTGTGGTTCTTAACTTACATGATGTAGTTACTATAGATGAGACTGGAACTCCATTCTATGTCAGATATGAGACTTGCAAACTCTATATAGATGTATTCCAGCAAGTTATTAGCGAACAGGCTTCGTTAATAGAGATTCTGGAAGTATCTAAAGAAGAACCTGTGTTCTATGACCATTTTGGTAATGTTATATCTAAAGGAGGTGAAGGTGTTATTCTAAAAGATATAGATTCAGGTTACTTCTTTGGTAAACGTAACGACAGGATGTTAAAGATTAAAGAGGAAGTTACTAAGGATTTACTGGTAGTAGGTTTTCTTAGAGGTGAAGGTAAATACTCAGGTACTCTAGGAGCATTGGTAGTCCAAGATAAGAATGGGGTTAGGCATTCTGTATCAGGTATGACTGATGCTCAGAGAGATATGTGGTTTGTAATGCCTAGTCTAATTCATGGTAAAGTAGTGGAAGTTAAAGCAATGAAAGAGTTACCTGATGGTTCACTTAGAGAACCAAGGTTTAAATGTATTAGAGAAGATAAAACAGCAAGGGAGATAGATTAATGTTTGTTTATTTAGAAGGCTCGAAAGTAGTATTTGCAACAGCTAAGTTAATCAAAGCTTATATAGACGGTACAACTCTAAGAGTTATCTTAGAGAATAATCAGGGATTTGACCTGCTATGTGAGAATGAACAAGATGCTATAGACAGTCTAAAGTATATAGTAGATAGATTAGATATTAATGAACCAATGGGGAATGAGAATGGTTGGTAAAAGTGTTAATCCTTATGATATATGGAAAGCTAAAGCTGACCTAGTAGACTTTTATAGACAAGATTATGAGAGATTACAAGGTTTAAACAGACTTCTATTAGCTTGTTTAGCTTTTAGTTTAAGTATGACAATTATTTTAGCGTGGTATTTATGCAAGTATTTATAGCAGATAGTGAAACAACAGGTCTAGTTGACCCTCAAGCTTGTGAAATAGGCTGGCTTCATGTACAGGATACATTAGCAGAGTTTAAACAGGCTGTAGTAGACAATCCTGTAACTTTTCTTAGTGATAACAGCTACTTTCTGTCAGTTTATGAACAGCGTTTCCGCCCTACCAAAGCTATAGAACTGCAAGCAAGTAAAGTTACAGGTATTTATATGAAGGATGTACTTAAATGTCCTTCTATTACTACCTTTGAGTTCCCTAAGTCAGTTAAATATATGATTGGGCATAACATAGCATATGACCATAGGGTATTTGGTAAACCTGATGTTAAACTTATCTGTACTAAGGAACTAGCCCAGTTGGTATTTCCTAAAGATAAAGGTTTAAAGAGCCATAAGTTGACTACTATTATAGAATGGTTATATCCTGAAGATGGGGCGACTCTCGTAGCTAATGCTCATGGTGCTGTACTTGACTGTAAACTTGTTTATTTAGTATTGTTAAAGGTATTAGAGAAGTTACCACAAGTAGAAACATGGGAACAGTTGGCTAGTTTATGCTCTCAAGGTAAAAAGAGTTATGAGGAGCTGAATGAACCGTTAGCAGAGATGAAAGAGTTACCATTTGGTAAGTACAAAGGATGTAAGTTTAGTGAAGTTCCTAGGGATTACTTAGTTTGGTTAAGTAAACAGGATGGATTATCGCCACCACTAGAATCAGCACTTAAACTAGCTCTTATCTAATTAAATAAACCAAAAGTTGCTGGCGACCTTCACACTACCCTCCCCAGCAACTACCCTCCCCAACCTTGGCGACCTCACCTACTAAACCCAACCTTGGCGACCTAGCCTTGTTAATGTATATACCTACATCCATCCATACATCCATCT